CGGGGTGAAGCGCTCTCGCCCCCGCCTACACTCCCCGAACTCCCGGTCAGCCGCCACTGTGGCGCCTACCGCCGCCAGGTATCTACATCGCCGCTGACGAGCGGCAATGATAATTTTATAAGTATTTTACCTGGTTTACCATGTCACAGCCACTGCGCGATCGCATTGCCAAACTCGGAGTCACGCCGCAAGGTCGTGACTTCCTCATGAAAGCGCTCTACCCTTGTGGAGCCGAGACCAGCGTTTCTGTCCCCGACCAGACTTGGGACGCCACGATGCGCTACCAAGCTTCGCCTTCCGTCACTATCGGCAAGCCTGACCTCGTCCCCGGAAACTGGGATATGATGATTATCAACACTCCCGGCGACGCCCGCGGTGCCATCATCGTCGCCGGACCTCCCAACACTGACTTCGCTGCGAAATCCCCGCCGACAGTTGGTGGGGCCGCCGCTTTCGCTGTTAAGATATTGTCGCTCACGCCTATCGGCGCTGCCATCGAGAAGCGCTATATCATAAGCGACGATGGCCCCGCCGATCCTCCGCTGATCACCAACTCGTACGGCAATCTTATCGACCCCACCGCTTTCCGAAGTGTGGGCCGAGGCCTCACCGTGCACTGCACCGCCTCTGACCTTTACAACGGCGGCACGGTGACGGCCGGCCAATTCTGCGCCCCGCCCAACCGCACCAACATCTTGGCTTTCACCAACGATGACGGTGATGACCCCAACTCGCCCTGCTATGCCAAGACATATTTTGACGTTGGCCTCAGCGAGGAGTCCATCATCACTATGTGCCCTGGCGCTCAGACCACCGAGGCCAAGCATGGCGTCTTTATGCCCATGCGTCTCCTTGGGCCCGCCCAGACCTACGCGCGCCCAATGCTCGCCGCGCAATGCGGCGTCAAGTTTGGCGGTCCGACCAGCACCATCATTCACGATATCGCCGAGAGCGGCCAGGTCTCAGGCGAGACGCTTCTCAGCCACCGCACGATTCCTACCGGCGTTGCCATCCTCACACCCGACATGCCTGGTGAGTCAGGCCCCGACCCCTTTTGGGTGATACCCGCTCATGATAACCTCATGGGGACACCCATAGCATACGACACTGCCTACGATATGTGTGCGACTGGTGTCACAATCTTCCGTGGCCTCGACCCCAACGCCACCTTCGTGGTTCAAACCTACGTCGCCCTCGAGTTGATAGTCACCACCAACTCGATCTTCCGCACGCTCACCTCCCCCGGCGCGCCGTACGACGCCACGGCCATGCGTGCCTATTACGACATCGCCAACGCAATGCCCTACGCCTACCCGGCGTCGTACAACGAGCTAGGGCTTATCCTACCGTTCATTGAGGACGCCTTGACGACGCTCGTCCCCAT